CGTCCTGCGCTCCGCCGGTGGCAGTGAGGACAGTCCTGTTGCCCATGTCAACGGTGGTCCCTGTCGACGCTCCCGCTTCCAGTGTGGCTCTTGCGACGACACTGTCGGAACGGGTGTGTTCCACATAACCGGCGCCTGCCGGATACAGGATGGTGAAGTCGTCTATCGGCGTGTCGCCTGAAGTGGTGATAGCAGCCGGTGTACCAGAATTCCCCGTCGAAGAGGTAGCGGTGACCGACTCCCATGACCCTTTCGGATTCCTGAGAACGAACCGGTAGACGTTCGGGTTCGACGGTGACTGTGCAGGCGCATTCAACATTTCGACTTCGGCTTGCACCGACCCTGCGAATTCGTGGGTGGCTGTAATTGTTGCTGTGGTGTCGGCCTGGTTGAACGCGGCGATAATATCCGACAGGTTCTCTTCAGGCGACGGAACAGTTTTCAACATGACTTCCAACACAAGGTTGCCGCCTGCTAACCATTTCGGATTAGACGACCATTCACCGTCACGGTGTGGGATGGTCAGGTTCCCGCCACGTTTCGACACTGTCCCGTAGTTCATCAACATTATGTTGCGGGCGTTGTCTGTGAGCGTCACCCCTTCAACCGTTATTGCTGTGAGTGCCATTAGCCGACCACCTTTTCAGCGAACCTGCCGACTTCGGCCATCAACATGCCCATTTGGATGTCTTCGTCTATGTGCTCGCCTTCGACCCGTTCGAACGTCTGATGGATGTTGACTTGTCCACCGGCTGATTGTTGTGCCGGGGTCAACACTTGTTCCCCACCGTGGAGAACCGCGGGGACGGCTGCGCCTATCGGCCCTGGCACCATCCCACCTTTAGCCCCGAAAAACACGTCCTGGTCGGGGGTGTTCCTTGACGACCGTCGCACCGTGTCCGCTGGTGCGAAAGACGAAGACGAGTTAATAGACTGGAAACGGGCTAACGCTGCCGCGTTCCTTTCCTCATAGTTCAGGATGGCAGTCGCCGAAGTGTCGTTTATCAACAGGAAACGGTTCAAAGCCTCAGCGTTCCGCTCTTCGTAAACCAGGTCAGCGTCGACATCGAAATCTGGAATGTCGTTGAGTGCCATCAGCCGGTCGAAGTTCGCTTTTGACTCTTCGCTCATTTCCAGGTTGGCTGCGGGTATACCTTCCCAGTCTTCTAAATCGTCAGCAGTGTCTAGCAGGGCGTCCATTATCGGTTGTGGGATTTTGGCGGCTTTGCCCCACTGTTGAAGCGACTTGACAACGTCCACACCCATCGTGTCAGCCAGGTTGTCCGCGGCGAACGCCAAGTCCATAGTGTTCTGGATGTGGTCTTCCGCTGCTTGTAACACTTCGGGGGAATCGTCAGCGAATTTCTTTTGTGCTTCGTTGAGAGCGTCCTGGCTGTCGGCGGCGTTCCTGGCCGCTTGTTGCGCTGCGAAGAACGGGTCGGTCATTGCGCGTAGTTTGTTCTGCACGTTTTGGATAGTTGAAGCAGACTTCTCAGCTTCGGTTCTAATCTTCGTGAACCCCTTAGCGATATCGCCGTCTGGTGGGGGTATACCAAAAATTGCGTCCGTCCCGTCCAGTACGGCGTCGCGGACTTCCTGAGTTTTCTGTTTAATCGCTTCGAAATCCTCAGACGCACGATGCTGTCGTATCGCGATCAAAGCATCCAACAAGTTTTCAAGTTCATCGGCGGTAAGCCCCGCTGCCTTAGCGAAGGCGTCAGCGTTCGCCTCGATTTCTTCGAACTCTTCTGCGCCTAACCCCAACGATTCGATCATCAGGGTTATCAACTCTTCGGATGTTGCTGCTGCGCCACCGCTAAATTCGATGGCAGCCGCGAACTCGCGGACGCCTTCAGACGAGTCAGCCCAAAAATCCCTCGCTTGTTGGTCGAAAGTAATCAACTGTTCATAAGAACCAGTGAACTTACCTATGGGATCAGTCGCCTTTATCACACCGTCTTTGACGGCGTTGATCGCCCTCACCGTCAACGCCATTTCGTGGGTCATAGTCCCCATCGCAGACGAGAACGTAGGGCCGAACTGACCCAAGAAACGTGTCAACGGGTCGCGGACTTCCAACAACTGCAACTTCATTTCAGTGAGTGCCTTGTTGAACCGGAATTCGATAGTGTCCGTCGCCACGTCGAAGGCGTCGTCCAACGCCCCCGTAGTGTCTGTCATCCGTTCGAAAATGCCTGCTGTTTCTTCGGCAGCATCGCCGGTCAGCGACATGAACCCGGTCAACGCCCGGACGTTGGGGATGACCTTCGTCAGCCCTTCAGCGTTCCCTTCGAACTTTTCGCGTAACGTCCCGAGGACAGACAACAAGCCCTTCTCGGTTAACTGTTGACGTAACGCCTCCGACGACAATCCCACCTTGTCTAATTCGGCTTTGGCGCTTTGCGCAGGGTTAATGAGAGTGTTCAACACGGCACGTAACGCCGTGACCGATTCGGCCGAGTTCAAACCAAGACGAGTCATCGCAGCAATCGACGCGCCGACCTCGTCGAACGAGACACCCAGTTCAGAAGCAATAGGAAGAACAGCACCGATCGACCGGCCCAATTCGTCGGCCGAAAGTTTACCTTCGCGGACAGTCGCAACTAGAACATTGGTAGCTTCCTCCGCTGACAACCCTGACGCGGCGTAGGCGTTCATCGCCGACGTAAGCGCGTCAGCAACCTCCACCGTTTCGCCCAACCCCGCTGTGGCCGCCTTCGCCGCGAATTCGAGGGTCTCCATAGCTTCTGCCCCACGCAAACCAGCCGACGTGACAAAGAACAACGCTTTAGCTAGTTCCCCTGGCCCTTTCGCTGTCTCCTTCGAAATCTTCTTGAGGGATACGCCCATCTTCTCGACTTCGGTTTTGGCGATGCCGACCAGACCGACGATTTCCGACATGGACTTGTCATAGTCGGACGCCATTTTGGCCGCCGCTGTACCCGCAGCAATCAGCGGGAGTTTCAGTTTGCCCATTGCGGCCGCGAACTTTTCGACCCGTTTGCTAGACCGATCCGTTGCGTCACCCAATAAGCCCAAATCCCTTTTAGCCTTTTGCATCCCCACGGTGAATTGACGGGTATCGGCTTCGAGTTTGGCTATAAGGCGAGCAACTTCAGTAGCAGCCACTTACAACCCCCGCTTCTTCAACTCGGCTTTAGCCTTCGCCTTATCCGCCTCAAACTCCGCTTCGATACGGGATAGTTTGTAATGGGCGTACCACTCCACCAGTTCAGAAGCAGGCATCTCCTCTTCGATCTGGTAGACGGGCATCTGCAACCGTTCCGCTAGGAAGAAGAGACTTCGTCGGGGGGTGTCCCTTTTAGCCTGCCTTCTACCTCCTGGTCGGATTCGAAACCGGCAGCACGATTAGCTGCGGCTAACACCACTTGGAAAGCGCCAGCGTCGGCGTCCATCAGCGTGTCTTTGTCGGCTGGGTCGAACACCAACACTTCAGTACCAGGCTCATAAGAACAGGCGAGTATCGTTTCGATAGCCAAAGCCATCCCGTCAATTTCACCGTCGGGTTTGCGGACCCTGTCGAGAATCGTGTACTGCTGTTTCACAGTCAACGCACGCATTTCGATTTTCACATCCCATTGCGGGACGTCGACCACTTCTGTCTGTGACCCTGCTTTAAGGATCTTGTTCCGTATCTCGCTCATTTAGGCTCTCGGCCCTCCCTTATGTTGTCGAGTAGAAAAGGTCACCGTCAATGGTGATGTCGATGGATTCCACGGTCAACGCGTCTATATCTGCTTGGACACCCAACGCCGAATAGTATCCGTACGCTTCGTAACGGTTCGCGTCGTTGGTGACCAGTTCGACTACCACATCGGATTGTAGGTTCATGTGGTCGTACACCAACGGGCCTGTCGTCCCACCTGTCGAAGCGAGTTTCGATATGGACACTGACCCGCCTGATAACCCTGGTACGAAGGTGCGCCATTGCACGTCCGCGGTGGTCACAGAAAAGGTGGTGGTGTCGTACATGTCTGTGTCCCAGTCCAACTCCCACGACTGACCGCCAGCCAGATAACTGGTGGTGAGGAAGTGACAGTCGATCGTGTAGACACCTGTCGACGTCCTCGAATTGTCCAGACTGAAAATCCCCTGGACAGGGTTAATGCTGGCAATGTCGGACGACGGGACCAACGTCGAATTCAGATACAAGTCCGGTGTCGCGGTGGCTGAACGGTCCCAATGCCTACGGCCGGTGGCGTTGATTTGGACAGACGACAACGCACCAGCCAGTCCGGTTGTAATGGTGGCGGCGTTGTCCGTAGACGACGTACCCAAAACAGACGTAGACCGTATCTTCGCCGACTTCCCAGCGATGACAACCATTTAGGTTGCTGTGGCGTAAGTGAGTGTCCCGGTGCCTTGAAAGGCGAAACCCAAATCGACTTTACCGTCGATGGGTGCCGACACGCTCAAATTGGAAATGTAAGTAGTACCGGTGTAAGAAGCGCCTTCAGTCTTCGAAATGTACAGAAGGAGCGTTCCAGTGGAGTTAGCCAACGCCGCAGCACGCAGGTCGTCTAAACCAGTAGAAAGTTCGTCTGCATTACCACTGACGTTCGCTGTCCACGTCGACAACCCTGGAATGAAATCGCGGGATTGGACGGTGCCAGTCGAAAAGTCGGTCGTTTCGTACATGTCGGTGTCAAAGCTCAAATCCCATGCGTCGAGTTGGGATACGAACCCAGCCCCGTACAAGACTTTCGCCGATTTGCCTGTTTCTGCGGCCATTACCAAATCCTTTCGATAGGTATTCTAAGTGCTAACTAACTGGGTCAGACGGTAACCGTCCAACACTTCCCTGCCCACCACCTGTATGCGGCGGCATCTGTGACATTTGATTTCTAAATCTCCGGTGTCGCTGATACGGAACAGCAACCCTTCGCAATGACCCAACGCGAACCCGTGTGCCGGGAGTTTGCAACGATGGTCCCACCATCTACCCATCAGAAATCATTGTGATCATCAGAGTGTCGGCTAAATGTTCCGCCCCGTCCTGGGTGAAACCGGCGTCTAACAGTTGGTCTACGAACTGGCCTAACACTTCAGCAATCGCCCTGGTTTGAACGCTGGCGGCGTCTAACCGTTGCACAGCTTCGGGGGATAGTTGCAGGTCAGGGTGGATCATCCGACTTCCCGCCAAGTGTCAAAGTTGACAGACACAACAAACCGGTCGTTCTCATCGCGGTTCACGAAGAACGGCGGCTGAACTGCCGTAATCTGCAAATACCGTATGCCGGTCGCTGTGGGTAGGTTCCTGTCGGCAATCCCGTCTAGGAGCGTGTAGGCGGTCTGTGCTTGGGTTCTGGCGGTCGCGTACACCGTGGACCGGGACAACACTTGGAATGATGGACGCTCGAAGACCACAGCGGCACTGCCAGTGGATGTCGAGTATGCGTATTCGGAACCGCCGCCGCCGGTTTCGTAGATAGAAGCGAACGTGTCGGCGACGTGGGCGTTGTCTAACATGATCATTTTGCCTAGGTTCCCTGCGGTTCCTGACAGCAGCGTGAACGCTGTCGATTGAGCAACAAGAAACGCGGCGACGTCATCGGCGAGACTCACGGCCACCTATGCAGATTAGCAAAGCGGCGTCTACCTAAATCCGCTTGGGATCTGTCTACTGCGTTCTTTAAAAATTGAGGACCGCCGACGTTCCAGTTCAGACTTGTTTTGCCCGCCCATGACGGAGGGTCGTGTTTCGATGGGAATTCGTGTACTGCCAACGCATAAGCCGACGCGGCGCCACCAAACCCCATGATGATTACGACCCGTTTCGGCGTGACGATAGGTAGTTGCACATGGCCCGACGCCCGAAGGGTGCCGCCGTCTGGGGCTGTGGGCGTGTTCTGTTTGGCTTCGGTCATTATCTGTTCCGCTTCAAGCATCAACGGACCCACAAGCGAACGTGTCGATGTCTTGGATGACTTTTCCAGTTTGGCTTGTAACTTATCCAAACCAACAATTTTGATGCGTCCCATTACCCGAAGAACGCTTTGGAATGGTGGACCCCGTCTTCGTCTGGATACGCCTCTAGCGACATGAGTGGGCCGACGGTGGAACCGTTGACCACGAATTCGATAGACGGGGCGAACGTGGTTGTTGATGCGACCCACAGTTGGGCTTGTGAGAGTTCTTCTGTACCGGCGAACGTACGGACCAACTGTTGTTTACGAACGAACCTGGCCTTGTATGTCGACCCTGTCGCCATGACCGGTGTGCCGTATCCGTCGGTTGACACTGAAGCCAACGTCCGAGTGGACACCCCGTCGGGCATCAACGATTCAAATTCGGTTGACCAACTCACTTCAACCAGGGGTTAGTCGTAGCAGTCGACCCGTCAGCCAACCCAGGATGGTCGTGCTGGCCGATAACGAAATGGGGTTCGACCCAGTCAGTGTCAGATTCGGCAGCAGCCTTATCCGCCTGGCTTATGCCACCTGCGTACGGTTTCACTTTCCGCACCCCCTGTACCCGTAGCTGCTTGGCTTTGCCTGTCAGGATGCCGTGTACGTCAATGTTTCCGTAGTTCAGGGACAAGTCACCAACACTCTTAGATACTGCGCCTGCAACCGTTTTAGCCCTGTCTGTGCCGATGATGGATTTGATGGCCGCTTCAGCCGCGAGCGGCGGGTTGGAGTTGGACGCCACAAAATAGTCAATTTCGTTGTCCGAGAACAGTTCCGACCCTGTCGACGTTGAAATGTCACCTATTAGAAGTCGGGTGGCGTCGGCCGTGTCGGTGGACGGGTTCCCCCGGTACGCCATTAGTTGAACCTGTTTTCGCTGATGTAGTGAACCGACGGCGACTCGTATTCGATGCCACCACGGGTTTCGTTAGGCACCGACCAGTAGTCGAGTTCCCTACGGGCTTCCAACCGGTGGATTTCGTCGTGGATTCTGATTATCCACCGGTAGAATTTCAGACGCCAGCGGCTAACCATACGGGCATCTCCGCTGTTGAAGCGTTCCCAGTCAGGTTCAAACGCAACTTGTCGAACAACGGTCCAGTAGCGGTCACGTTGACAATCCCAGTCGAATTCGCAGTCGTCAACGTCATAACAGTGAAGAAGTCGGAACCGCCGAAAGCGCCCTGGATGGTCCCTTCAAGTGTGTGAGCAGTCGAAGCGTTAGCAGCAGCATACGATGCGCTCTTGTAAGCGTCGCCGAAGTCGACAGGGCCGAACACTCCCGTCGCAGTAGAAACCGTCAAAATTCTTACGGGCATTTATTCCACCTTTCCGTTTGATTCTCCCACAACGTCGCCTGGTTGCTGTGGCACCCAGTTACGCAACCAGTATTGAGTGTCCTGCATAGCGCCGTCTAACTGGTTGATAGCCCCAGTTATCTCTTGGACTTGGCCTTGTAGTTGGGCGAGTTGTGCTTTGGCTTGTTCTTTGCGTTGGCCGACTTCCTGCAACCGGGACAACGCTTTCCCAGTGAAAATCGAATCGTCCTCAAACCCGTACAAATGTGTACTTTTGAGAAGGTCCGACCCGCGGGGCAGGGTGATAGGGATACCACGACCTGAAGCGATCCCCAGGAAGTATTCACAGCTAGGTCGTTGTTGGGCGTATTCGGCGTTCATAATCGAATCCTGCGCCATATCAACCCCGTACACACCCAACCCTTCGGGGTCCAACGACAGCGCGTACGCCAACAACCACGAAATCGTATTGTTGAAATACCGTCCGAACTGGTTGATCAACGCGTCGGCGGGGAAAGGGACAGCGTTGGGTATCGGATACTTCCCCACATCCTGCGGTCGTAGATAGACCGGCCCCTCGAATTTGGCTAGAAACTCAAGGTGTTCTGTGTCTTTACCGTGGAACTTCTCTAAGTCGTGGATGTTGAACCACCGGTGAAACTTTTTATCAACCGCCGACTTCACCGTGTGTAACCGGTTGATACCCCACGCCTCCCACCCTGGGTCACCGAACGGGGTTTCCTCTAAATGACCTTCAGCGAATCCGACGATCGCCACGTTCGGTGCTTGCAACGCCAACGGGTTTGCTGGGACGTTGGCTTCCATAAACTCTACGAGTTTGGCTTTCGTCCATTTCGGTTGGACGGCCAACCCTGCGTTGTTCGCCAGGATTATCAGGTCGGATTTGTTCAGGTCGGACAGGACGGTCGGTGCGCTCTCGGCGCTAGTGGTAACCATCCGGTCAGACTAACTACTGACCTGTTGAACCTGTGGTAGCTGTGAACGCGAAGTGTGCTGTCGACGACAGACCGGTGACCGCCCACTGCGAAGTGGACACGCCGACCAGTTCCAACGAAGCACCCAACGCACCCGTAGATGCGATAGACGCCGTGTTCGCTGTAGTACCGAAGAACACCGACCCTGTAGCCGCCGTGTTGATGTTCGCTTCTACCGAAGTGGTGTCGTTGAACAACGACACACGGACTACGTCGCCCACACCTGGGGCTGGTAGCAGCATGTCGTTAGAAATGCCTGACGTGCCGTAGGTGACAGCGTTAACCCCACCCACCGCCAACGTTTGTGCGGCGTCAGTAAGAGTGATCGTGTTGACTGGGACAGCCAACCCGCCAGCCGTACCAACAGCACGCTTGTTG